ATGGAACTTAAAGACCTATCCCCCGGCCAACTCGTCCGGATCACACCACCCCACCCGCACGCCGGGAGAAGTGGCCGTGTCCTCGAAGTAGGTACTTTTAAACTACTTTCAGGTGGAAAACTTATTGGAGCCAAAGTCGATATCCGTGAAGCTGGGTTGTTGATCGTATCACCGGAGCACTTGGAGCGAGTCGAGCCGGACCCGATATCTCCTGGCTGGGCGGAGATAGACATATAAGGAAGGATTTAGGTGAGTAAATCAGAATTAATCATAGTAGAGGGACACCAACAAATCAAAGTATGATTAATTAAAGGAGTGTACTGTATTATGAAGTTTGGAATGCGTAAACCAAGTATTAAGAAACGAATCTCCGCCCGCACAAGCATCAAGCGTCAGATTGTTCATAGGGCTGGAATTAAGATGCCCCGTGGTTACGGATGGTTAAGGAATCCAAAGAAGGCTGCTTACAACAAAGTCTATAACAAGACAACTTTTGATATCTTCAAAATGATCAAAAAGATGTTTAAATGACAAAATGCCTCGCCAGCCCATAAGGCCAGCGAGGCTCTTTTGCTACCGGTGCTTCCGGATTTTAGAATATTATATCCTATTTTTTGGTAGCCCGCAATCCAATAGCCAGTGTTCTCCACCCCTCAGCCGTAAACTCCGGCTCACTGATCAGTCCGCCCAGGTCCGCCGAGCCAAACTCCTGTACAAACCACTTCGGAGCCGGGATCTTCTCAACCGCTTTTTCCAACTCATTCACACGTTTTTCAAGCTTATCAAATGCCGCCTTTTCTGCTGCTGTCATACTCTCGTCCTCCTTATTGATTTTCGCCAACGCCTTCGCCATGGCCGTCTCTGTCGGTTGCTGACCTGCGCGGTATTGGGCCGTTGTCAGGCCGAAGCACATTTCAAAGTGGGGGTAATCCTTGAAGCTCGTCCAATCCCCGCCCCACGCAAAGCCAAGCGCTTTTGCAATCTCCACAACGATCATCCAGTCCCGACCAACTTCCCAGGACACGGATTTCCCATCTGGTTTCAACAAGCAAAAGTCGATCGCCACGCCGAAGTTATGGAAGCTGTATCCGCCGCGGGCGTTGGTCACGATTTGCCCGGGTTTGGTTCGGCCCTGTGCGTAAAGCGCGTCCTGTTCAGCGATTGTCCGAAGCCCCTGCGTGATCAGGATCGGCACACCACGAGCAAATGAGCGCTCAATCAGCTTCTCCGTAGCTAACCGAACAATGGGATGCAGCCCTCGCAACTTGGATTCAGATTTACTCTTTACGTACTCCAGAGTCAGCATCTTCTACGCCCCCTTTTCCTTGTAAAATAGCAATTGCTTTACGAAGCCCCGGTGGAATCGGTGCACCAAGTCGGCCGGCATTTTCAAGCAAACTTAAAAGCTCGTTGGAGAGGTAAAAGAAAATTGCTGCATCCCGAAATAAATGGGCGTTACCAAGGGCTGAGTCTACCAAGTGTGCCACGGCAACAATCGCAAAGATCATCACCTTTTTGGCGATCCCCCAGCCTCCGATCCGGCTGCTTAGTTTACCCTCTTGGGCAGCTGCCGCCACTCCTGAAATATAATCAATTACAACAAAAGCCAACAATACATTAAGCAATGACGACCAGCCCCCAAATAGAAATGATGCGGCTGAGCCGCCAATAGCGATGACACCTTTGATTACGTTATCCACCTTTATCATCCTTTCAAATGTAATAGCCCCCGGATCGGCTCCGAGGGCATAAAAAATACGCCGGTTAGGCGCTGATTTGTGTAACGTCTTTACTTCTAAACATTCTGATCATTGTCAACACCCTTCTTATCTTTTTTTTATGCGTAGTTTATTGTGCCTATTATTGCCGCAATTGTATCGTCATAAGTTGTGCCATACTCGTATAAAGCACCTATCCCGAACTCAAGAGGATGATCAATAAACGGAGGTAAATTCGAGGCACGATAAACACCAAGAGTCACGTCCCGAATTGTCGCAGTTCTATTTACTAGGTCAAAGGTCATAAGCGAAAGATAAAAAACTGTTGCAGTTTCGTAGTAACTCCACGTTTCTCCTGTATCTATATTCCGAATGTATACATAAGAGTATCTTGTACCCCCAAGATATCTCATAAAGCTATCCGATAGAGAATTTGCCTTAAAACTAAAAAACCGGCAGCCTGCAGGAATGTTCAAAACCGGCACTCTGCCGGAGTACGGGTTAGGAACAGGTGGCCCTATAGACGCATTCACCGCAGCCGAGCCCGCTAGACTTGGCTTTATCTGCCCAATCTTCCCCGCCAATTGTCCAAACGTATCGCTGCCTGATGCCGGTACGCCTTTGCCAGTGATAGCGGCAGCGACCGCGTTTTTTCCATCACTGACATTTGTAAAAAGCTCGTTGATCGCGGCAACCGTATTGCCTTTGGCCGTTGTGAGCAAGCTAGGCAGTGAGCCAACCGCATTATCCACGGTATCCTTACGAGCAATATCGTCCGCCGCTGATGGGGCTGCTATTTTTGCCCGGCCGGCGGCGTCGCGGATTATAAGACGATTCGCAGTAGCTGCAGATACGGCCCCATGAGCCGTTGTCAACGCTGCGTGTGTACCCAACGCGTCATTAACCGTTTTTACTGCTAACGGCGTAGCAGCTAAGGTTTCGTTGGAGCTGTTTGAGCTGCTGGATAGCTGCACGATCCCTGGAGTGGTCAGACTTGCGGGCGGGATCTCGATGTTATCAACGTCCTCGCGGAGTTGGTTAACCTCTCCACCAAGCTCATTTAAGTCTGCAGGCTTTACTATGTCATTTAATCCCCAATCTGTTTTAGCCATCAGGCTCCCTCCTTAATATCAACTGTCTGCAAAATAAGCGTATCCGAGGTAATCGGGATGTACACGTCGTTGCTGCTGATCAAATGATTGGTGCTGTTTTTAAGCTCGATTTTGGTGACCACCGGCACCGCACTAGCAGGTACAATATACTGCATCCCTACCGTGGCCCCGGTAACCGATTTGACCTCGAACGTATCAATTTCGTAAGTCCCGTTAAGGACCACCTTGGCAATCTTGCTATCTACCAAGTCGGCAACTTCCGATAAAAGCGTACTTGCGATCATTTATAGACCACCTCCATACCTAAGTCGGCAAACGGTTTTTCGCCAAGCCGCCAACTGCCGTCCAAACGATAGTTCCAGCTCACCGACCGCATCTTGATTCGCTCTCTAAGCTCGATCGTGTCCTGCAGGGAGGTATGCTGCTGATAGAGCATATTGGCCGGCTTTGTGACCTTCACCGTTCGTTCGACCTCCTTAAATAGGGCAGCGTTGTCGATATTTGTGGTAACGGTCAAGATAAAGGCTTGCGGATCCGCGCTTACGATCGTCAGCCCTGCACCGACCAAAAAGTCCAGCCGTTGCTGCAGGTACCGTACCGTAAAAGGCGGCTTGGTCGAGTACCGATTGATCAGCCGTTTCCGCCGAAACTCCAACGTCTCCGTTGTCGGATCCGCCTGGATGCCGAGCAGCTTCTCTCTTCGCCGGATCGCTTGTTCGGACGCATCGGTCACAAACTGGTCGTCAAACAGCGTCTTTACGGCCTGCTCGGCGGATATTACCTCCTGAGCTTCCGTGTCGGTCAGCTCCACGAAATCGATAACATCGTGGTAGATGTCCGGCAGGTATTCCAGCAGCCTATTCATTGAGGCTCACCGTCCCCATGATCGGGATCTGCTCGTCCGTCAGTACAACATTGGCCGCGCCGCCGTTAAGCTGCGTCCCGGTAATATCGACTACGCCCGGCACGGTCAGGATTCGCGACTCAATCTGTGCGGTACGTACGACGATGGCTGACGAGTCGGCCCAAGCCTGCCGAAGCGACAGCAGATAAGCTCGGATCGCCTCCTCCACGTCACTCTGTACCTGGCCGATTGTCGTTCCTGCGGTAAGCGTCAGCGTGGCCGCGACATTGATCGTAACCGCCTGCGCACCGGTGATGGTGACCTGGTGCCCGATCGGCGCCAGGCCGATACCCTGACCGCTGTTACCTACCGGGTCGATCTGCGTTTGCACCTCGTCAATCAGCGTAGAGGATGGAGGGTTAAAGTCAGACGCAATGATCGTGCATTTGACCGTACCGCCCCCTGACCAAGTCGGGAACACCTTAACGCCGCCGACGCCGTTAATCGCGTTGATCTCCTGCTTGTAGTCCGCGACGTTGCCGCCAAAGGCCTGCTCGTTGATGGCTGACGTGTAGCGCTGCCGGAGCGACTCGTCCGTTTCGGCATCATCCCCCGGCACCAGCACATCGGCCAGCTCCGCCCGCGCCAGTCCCTCGATATAATCGATCGGCAGCAACGCCCCGAAGTCCTGATTACCGATGACGCCGACCGTCTCGCACTCCAACAACCATTGGCCCGCAGCGATCCGGCTAATAGCGATATAGTTGAGATCGCCGAGTGAAAACCGGCTACCAACAGGCACATCCATTGGCACGTCACCAGACGCAAAAAACAAGCCTTTGCGCCTTGCCTTTGTCGCAGGCTCCCGGTTAATGCCAAACTCGGCCGTGCGGCGCTCCAGATACTCGCCTGTTGCTGTGTCAGCAAAGGAAAGGTTAAGGTTGATGTCTAACTCCATGTAAAGCTGTGCGAGCTCAGCGGCTGCAGGAGCCACAGCATCATAGATAATGCTCCCGGGCCTCTTGTCAACGCTGTCTGGCACCCGGGCCAACATCCGATTAAGGATCACTTCAAAGGTTTGCCCCTCATACACTCGCGGTTACCTCCTCCTTAAAATCTCCGTAAATAGACACCACCGTAAAGGTTACCAGGGCCTCATCACCGGTGATGTTGATCTGCATATCCGCGATCTCAGATATACGGTCATCCTGCAGGAGGGCTTCCCGGATCCTTCGTTCAATCTCCGACCGGACATACCCTTGGCTCCTGCCCTGCAGGCTGCTGATCTCGCTGCCATAGTTGGCATCGTAGATCAGATGAGCAAACCGGTCTGTCCGCAGAATCTTGTAGACGGCCTGCCGGACCGCTTCCAGCCCATCCACCATACCCGTCGCCTTGCCCGCAGCAAAGTCAATGCCGTACGTCCGGCTGGTTTGCTGCGTCTCCGCCGCGTCCTGTATAGATCCACCAATCGGTATCATTCGCCCACCACCTTATCCAAGACAACGTACTTCTGGCCACCCTGCACCCGGAGCAGCAGCACGGTATCGCCAGCCTTGAGCCCTTCCCGGATTACGACTTTCTCCGTCAGAGCCTCCCCGGTATCCTCGCTGCTTGTGGTATGCTTGTGCTTCAGATCGACTTCGTAGCGGGTCAACTGCTCCGGGACAATTAAAAAATCCTCGTCGAGAGTAAAACGCTGATCCACGTTTATCTCAAGAGGATTTGTCTTTGTGACCTTGCCAAACATGACCGCTACCGGGTTGCTGGCCTCTATCGCCCCGGCCCCCAGCCGCTTGATAGTATCGCTTAGCGTCATTAGACCACCTTCACTTCTATCGATACTGTGTAATCGTCGCCGTTAAAAATATGAGAGCATTCCTCGATCAAGAATAACTGATCGATGGCCAACTCACCGATTTCTACTTTTAGATAGCTGCCGACACGGACCGTCGGATCACCAAGTGCCGTTATTTTTAGGCTCTTGGTCTCCCGATTTTTCAGCTTAGAGAGCTGATCGAGGAGCGCCTTAATCTGCGCCTCGTTTTGGTTATCGTCGACCTTTTGGTAATACTGCAGCCGGCCCCATTTGGCGATATTGTTGCTGTCTTGGGCAATGTACACGTCACGCTTGCCGCTCTTCTTGTTGTCCCGTACCAGCTTGATACGGTTATACGTGTCACTGTCGATCGATTGTTGATACGTAAAGTCCGTCAAGAGGCTCTCGTCCCCGATCACCAGCTCCAGCACGCGGTCCTTAACGTTTTGCACGGCCAGCTTGCCGTAGTCGTCGTAAAACACGTAAATACTGCCGGTGTTAATCGTGGTCAGGGCAAAGGCCTTGTCGATGATGTCGAGCAACTTCTGGCCGTCCTCCACCATGGATGGGATTTTATATTTCGTGTCTACGACATGCCCCCATTTGAGCCCGAAGTCATCCGCGATTTGCTTGACGATCGCCGCGGCGGTTTTGTTTTTGAATACATAAGTATCGGTTGCAGCTAGATACCGGATCTGATCATAAGCCTTGATGGTCAGCGTATCTGCTTCGCTGCGGCCAATCGTAAAGACATAACCATAAAATAAAGGGACATCATCCCACCTAAGCGCGATAATGTCCCCGTTGTTGATCATGTAATTGGCATCTTGCAGGATAGTGAGGTCTACGCTGCCAGGCTTGCCGATCCGGGACGTCTTCCAGGTAGCGCTCGTTACGAGCTCCGATATGTCAAAGACGCCGCCCTGCTTGTTATCTGTGATTACCTGTAGCATATCGCACCTCCTACGGCAGTTTGATGACTTTCCCGACCGGCAGCCGCTTCAGGTCGGCGTCTTTGATGCCGTTTAGCGTCTGAATCTGCTTATACTTGCTGCCATCGCCCAAAAACTTCTGAGCCACTTTCCAGAGGTTATCTCCGGCAACGAGGGTGTACGTCTTAGGCTGCACACGCGTATCCGCCCGGGCTGGAGTTTTGGCACTCAGCAGCTTCGGCATGGCCACGCTACCCGATCCAGATTGTTTAGCGATCTGTACCTTCCGTGCTGCGTAAAAGCGGTACTCTTTCAGGGTGATTTGATAGGCGATATCCCCGACGGCGCCTCCGGACTCCGACCAGATAAATCGTTCGATACTGACCGGCATATTAATATTCATGGTTGATCCAACAAAGACAAGGCGCACAGGCCGCTTTTCCTCACGCCACTTCTCGATCCGATCAACGATATAATGAGACGGTACGAATAGAGCTGACTGAGCGACATTGCAGCCGGGGAACCAGTTTGCAGGGAATATCCCCTCAAAAGCGATCTCGGCCAGCTTGGTCGATTTGATTACATTGACCTCCCCAAGCTGCGAGACATCATAAGTCTTGTTCCCACTTGACGTCGATACCTCGATTTTTTCCGGCAAGACCGGAAACTCTATCGCCTCGGCTTCGTTGTTAAATGACAGGGTTAATGAATAGGTCATGCGTATACCCCCGCGGCGTTGGCTGCCAGATCTTCCTCGAGTGTTTGTTCAATTCGAGCCACAACCTCATCAATATCAACATCCTTTGATACGGGTCCTGTAGTGACTTGCACAGTTGGCGTGTAGGTCACAAAGTTCTGTATCGACTTCATCTCGGCTAGTTCCCGCATGAGCTTCAAGTCTTCGCTGGAAATGTCGACGGTGTCCTCGATCTTCCCGACTTTGTTTACTTTGTCGATGGTTCCACCGTTAAACGCAGGTATGTTGCCAGATGCAAGCGATCCGTTCTTGGACTGACTCTTTGCCAGCTTTTCCGCCTGTGCTGCTGCTATTTCTGCTTTTCTAGCCGCTGTTGCGGCCTTGGCTTCTGACGCCATTTTTTCGAGAGATTCCGCTCTAGCTGATATTTGACTGTTGATTTTATCGGAATATTTAGCCAACTCAGCATTTCTAGCTTGCTTCTGGGCTTCGTTGATTAATTGTGCTCCAGCACCAAATGTCACCTTATCAACCAGATCAATACTTACGCCAGGTATCTTATTCAGGGTGTTGATGAAGTCATTAATGATATCGATAGCCCCGTTGACCATGTTTTGTAATATGCTCAAAACGCCAGCCTTCATGTCGCCCATGAAATTTTGAATGTTTGTGCTCACCCGCATGAATGACAGTTGAAATTCGTTAAATAGATTCATTACCCAGTAAACTCCTGCGTAAAACCCATATTTTACCCAGTCCCATCCCGTGAGTAATGCATCAACCACGATCATCCATGCGATTTTCAACCCGCCAACAGACTTAACCCACTTATAGATAGCCATGACGACAAGTCCGATAAGAACCACAATCCAAGTCAACGGATTAGACAGCAATGTTGCAAAAAATGCACTTGCCGCTCCGGTTGCGATCCAAGTCGCCGCCGCTTGTATTCCTAGTCCAACAGCTAACGCAACAGCTCCAGCAGCCGCCCCCGCAAGCACCGGTTCTATCTTAGACCAGTTGTCATATATAAATTGCGCCCCTTTACCGATTGTTTGCAACAGGGGAGCGAATGCATCTATTAAAATGTTTTGAATAAGTGCCCATACTTGAGCGAATGTCATAGGCATAGATTCAAACTTTTTGTTGATCTCGTCGGTCGCCGATAGCATTGCATTCTTAACTATGGAAGCTGTGATTTCCCCATCAGAAGCCATGTCACGAATTTTCCCGATCGGTACATTCATATAATCAGCAATCGTTTGAATCACATTAGGCGCAGCTTCGAATACGGCGTTCAACTCTTCGCCACGAAGTACACCGGAACCCAAAGCTTGTGTTAATTGTAGTGAAGCCGAGGCCATTTCCATCTGTGACGCGCCAGCGATTACAAACTGTTTGTTTAAGTTTTCTGCGAATTGAATGGTTTCATCATTGGACTTAAACACGTCACCAGCCCGTTGTCCCAACTTTGCAACCACATCTGCCGTTGTTTGATATGAGGCTCTGGCTCGATTGGCAGATTCCATTATCTTATCTTGCAACTCAGCTGTTGTCTGCAATCCATCATTCATCAAATTTAACCGCGCTGTGGTATTGCTATAAGTGTCACTCAAGTCCAAAACAGACTTTAACGATTGAACAGACAGATAAGCAGCCACGATCCCCGTTATACTTCTTGCTAAACCAGAAGATGAAGCTTTTCCGTTGTTTAGAGATTGGTTGAATCTGTTTTGTGATTCTGTAGCTTTTTGAATCTGACGGTTTATCTCTGCTTCAGCTGATGCGATTTGTTGCTTGGCAGCATTTAGGGTCTTGTCGATATTCACATTGCTATTTGTCGCCTGTTGCATTTTGTACATCGTCGAGATCATGAGATTCATGCCGTTTGTGATGCTTTTCAGCGGGCCCGACATAGCATCGAACATCTTGACAGTCGATGATACAGTAGCCACTTATTCACCTTCTTTCAAGGCAAAATAAATAGGACGCTTTATCAGCGCCCTATTTATTTATTCGATTTTAAGTAAACCACTTACAATTAAATCGTCAATGTTATAATAAACTGTACCGTTGAAATTCTTAGTGGCAATATCTCTAAGCTTATTTTCAGGTACATCGGATATATAATCAAACCCTTGTATATTACTGCTTAGCAATTCTTCGCTAATCCACCCCTCGGAAATGCTAGGTGGTAGCTCTTGTTTTTTGATTTTTGCCATTACATATTTAATATCATCCGAGTTAGTCAATCTCACTTGAGACCCATACTTATTTTTAAGATATAATACATGTTCTCCGTTTTCGATGACCACTCCCGCTTTCTTCTCACTTTCGATTTTAATGTTCTCGGTAAAATCTCTAATCGCTTGTTCCTCTGCGAGTTCCCTTTCGACGGTTGTCAATTTTCCGTCATTGATTGTATAAGTCAACGAATCTCCTGTTTGCGAAACCCCAGAGCCAATTTCTACTTGCTTCTTTTCAGCGTTCCATTTGTAACTCACGCCTGTCAAATCGCCGATTTTTGCAAGTGGGATGTACGTTTTCCCATTGTAATTCAAGATTGGATTTTGGGCATCTTTATACACTACCCCATTAACTACAACCGGGCGATTAAACTCTGTTAAGACAAATTGCTTTACGGCTGCATAGGCATTCGGGCTAAAGCCGATAGACGCACCGATAACTACGCCAATTGCAAGATATAAGAGTTTTTTCACTTCTTTTCCTCCCTCGTAATAAGTAATATCACCCACAATATTACCATATATTTACGGGATCGTCCTACTTCTGTTTCATTTCCTTAGCCGCTTTATCCTCAGCCTTAACTCTTTCATCGATCGCGGCGATAACAAATGCTTTCTCTCTCCTGGGCAGGGCTAAAAACTCACTGGGGAGCATGTGAAGCTTGTGGAGGGCGTAGTACGCATAGTTCGCGTCACTATCGCCCTCCCGGATTAGTTTTTTGCCTCGTTAACCAGTTCTTCCATATCCGTCTCAAAGCCGCTCAGCTTTTGGATATGTTCGGCCAGCGTCGCAATCTCACCTGGAAGAAGCACCTTATTCAGATATTCCTCCGGCGAGGTGCAACCAAGCTTTTTAATAGACTCAGCATCCTTAAAGTCCGGCTCCAAGGTGTTGTTGATCACGCACGTATTGTTAAATCGCTGGGCATTAAATTCTACCTTGCCTTTTTTAAGGATCGTCGTGGATCGCTTCCGAATGTCCTCAAATTCGGGCCCACTCATCGCCTTGATCTTGAACTTCAGCAGGTTACCATCGGGGCCTTTAAAACGAGAAGATACAACGACCTCAGCGGTCAATCCATCAACGGGATTGCTATTCAAAAAATCTTGCAATGTACTCATACATTATCCCTCCTAGTGATTTTAGCCCAATACAGGCGTTGCAAAGCTATCTGGCATATCGACATCATCAAACGTAAAATCGCAATCCTCATCCAAAAACTCAGCATCGACATCGAGCTTGGCCATAATCACGCTGTCCAAGTTGACGTTGCGCAAGATGACTGTCTGCCGGCCAAGCGAGCTGTTGGGGTCCTCATTGACTACAGTCAGGTCAAAATAGGTGTCCTTGCCAGTCTTGATGTAATCCAACATCATCTGGCGGAAAACCGGTGTAGCATAGTAGATCGTCATACTACCCGTACCAGTCCAACCAATCGCTTTAGACTGAGTGCCACGTCGACCGAGCGCCTTAAAATCGGACTTATTTTTTTCAGCCCGGGCTTCGATCGATTTAGCATAAAATAATTCCTCAACCCGGTCGTTGAGCGTTGCATAGGCGCGGCCTTCTTGACCGCTGATCGCATCTCCAGCCTTAAAGAATCCCATCTTACTTCACCCGCACTTTCATATAAATCTTTTCAATCGCATCCACCGGCTGCGCCCCGATCTCGGCGTACACCGCATCCGATTCGTTGCCGGCCACAAGAGTAACGTCGGTTTGCGCGTCAAAATTCTGGATTGCATTGATCGCCTGCAATGTATTCATGTAAGCAATGATCTCACTCTTCAGCAAGTTACGACCGTCAGCGTTGTTATCCACCTTACCCAGGTAGAAGTTTTCAAACGTTGTCTTGAGATCGTTCGCGATACCATCCAGCACCCGCAGCACGCGATTCTTGCGGAACTGCTTACCCTTTTCCGGCGTAAACGAGTGCAGTGTATTAATGTCCTGCTCGACGATCGCGCGGCCGTTGGACGGCGTGAAAACAAACTCGCCGCTCAGCAGCGCCGCCTCTATCTGGCTGTTGGTGTAACGTGGCGACACGTCCACAGCGTCGTCGTAAGCGGTGTATGTGAGCGCCTGGCTCACGGTGGCCCCGGCAGTAGCTCCCGCCACCCAGGCGACCGCTTGCCCCGCTGTGAGCGTCGTGCCATCGGACAGTACCACGCCGTTTTTAACGCTGATTACGCCCTCATAATCAGCTGCCTGGTAATTGGGTACGACAGCCTGCACCTTTTTACCCTCGTCCTCCCGCAGACGCCGGACGAACGCCGTATACAGCGGCTTGAGCGTTGTATCGTCTACGGTCAGGCCGACCGTGTTAAAGTCCAGCAGCTCCAGCGCCGTCAAAAACGCGGTATGATCGGCATTGGTCACCGCGCCGTCGGTGCCGCCCGTGAAATTGACTCCTGCAGTGGCCGTGAGATCGCCATTGCCGGACCATGTAACCCAGCCATTGGCCGCCAGCTCCGAGATCGCGGTAACAGTCTGGCTGTCAACCACGACCCCCGAAACCAACGTTTTGACGTCAAACTTGTCGGGATCGTCGATATTGGCCTGTACCACGACCGAAATAGCATTGCCGCGCGTCCCGGAATACTTTGCCGTTGCCGTCAGGTCCCCGGCGTTTGCAGTTGCTTTATCTCCGCTATTCAGCCGGTACAGCAGCAGCGTCTTTGCCCGCTTGAGCGATTCACGAACGAGCAAGAGCGCAGGATCGTTGATATCAAAGCCGAGCACGTCCATCGTGTCCGCTCCGGCCTCGACCGTAACAATCTGCTTTTCAGGTCCCCACGGCAGTGACAGCGCCAATGCTACTACGCCGCGCTCGCCGACCGCCCCAAGTGCCTTCGGCTCCGATACCGTATTGACGTAAACGCCAGGACGGACTTTATTTTGGGATGTCCATGTTCCTCCTGCCATTACCCTTTCACCTGCGCTTTCTTAAATTCTTCGACTAGCCGTTTGGCTTCTGCGATCGTGTATGTTTTGTTTGGCTCCAGCACCACGGACAAGATATCCTTGTCGATTCCCTGCCACTGGCGGGACTGTAAAAACTGATCTTTCGTAAAGCCCGCGGCGAGCTCCTGTTTTTCCTTAGTTGCCATTTTTCAACCTTCCCTCCTGCTTGAGAGTTTGCATCTTAACCCCCGGCGGCTTCTCGGAGTAGACCATAAAGTTAAAGTCCACAAAGAAATGCAGCACGCCGTCCACAACTTCGTGATTCATTCCAGTACCCCGGTACAGCGCCCCGTCAACCTCGATCTGTCGGAGCTTATCGTATAGCTGTTCGGCCATCCCGTGAGCTTCTTCGTTGGGATCCGCGCCGCCCGGGAAGTAATGGAGGTCGAATGAATAGGACCGGCGATAGCGCCGATCCAGCTCCCGATCTTGAGCCGTGGTCAGGAGCTTAACAAAAAAGCACGGCGCCTCGAAGCCCTCACGGATCGCCTCCCCGTAGATATCCAGCGTCGGGAAGAGTTCCGACAGAGCGATAATAACGCCGCTGCGGATACTATTTACCGTTGTCACGGCATCATCCCTTTCTACCGTTCATGAGCTGCTCCAGCAGCTCGACTTGCTTCTTCTCGATGAATTTCGGCATCTCCTTTTCAACCAACTTCATACTGATCGTCATCATAAATCGACCCTCGACCCATCGCGTGGAGTTCTTACCGGCGCGGTGGCCGTACTCCACGTATGAGGCATACTCGGTGTTGTTGTATATCTCCACCTCATATGCGTTGCCCTTCCGTACAACGTTCCCGACTTGCCAGTTACGTCTCAGCTCGCCAGAGTCTACCGGTGTCCGCCTTTTGACCTTCCGCTCAGCTCGATAGGCCATCTCAAGCAAAAACTCCCGAATCCAGCGCTCGATAATCCGCTGGTCAAGGGCCGTTTTAAACGTCTTAGCCAACCGCTCAAACTCACCAAATTCAAAGCTTCCCCACTTCGCCATTACGCCTTATCCTCTCGCTGGATACTGATTTCCTGGTGCGACTCGTACAAAAACGGCTCGCCGGCAGTATAGGTTCTGGTGATCTGTCCCCGCGTCACCGTCAGCGTATCGCCTTGTTTGATTTCCAGTTCCGGAGCGGCAAACAGCTTCGTTTCGTAGGCAATCCGATTCACGGACTCGGTCTGACCGTTGGTCCCGAGCGTCTTCTGGGAAAGCCGGCATGGCTGCTGTTCATAGACGACAACAAGCCGCTGCTTCGTCTCCCCGTTGACTTTGACCTTCTCGATCCGCTGCACCGTAACCCGATCTGTATAGGTGCGCTCCAGAGCTAATCGATACCGCCTAATGTTCACGGGTACCACCTCATCCGGCGATATCGATTGAGATCGGAGGCATAGAGCATAAGCAACGTCGCCATGCCCGTACCGCCGCCACCGACGGCGGACTCCTTAACCGACGTGTCACCAATCTTAAGGTCGATGCCCGCGGCGAGGATCTCATCCATTTCGGGGAGATGGGACTGCTCAGCCTTAAAGGCTGTCATGGCGATATTCGCCCAGGTAAAAGTCAAAGCGGCAGGGATCTCCTCCACCGTATCCCGGCCAATGTAATTGGCAATATGAGCGCCAGCTTCGTCGATGTACGACTTCATGAGCGCGTCAAGGCTCTCCGGCAGGTTCCAGCGGCGCTTAATGATTGCAGCGACATCATCCTGCAGCATCGTAACCCCTCCCAATAAAAAGAGAGCGGTTATTCACCGCCCTCCGGTTTCTTAGCCTTGCCCTTTGTTTCCTTCTCAGGCTCTGGAACCACTCTCTTAAACCCCTTGCGCTCCAGAGCCTGCGCATCAACTTCCTCCGCCACCAGTTTCACCACATTCAACTTTTGCAGCTTAATCATGATTACGCCCCCAGGGAGACTTGCACTGTCGCCAGCTTGTTGTCCGGAACAATCAAGTCGTGATATTTCCGATAATCCAGTTTCCAAGCATTCGCTTTTTGGTTGGTTTGCGGGTCAAAAATCCGCACAACATCCGTTTTGCTGATTCCAATCGGCGTGTTACGAGACGAGATAATCCAGTTGATGTCCTTAGCTGCAGCATCCGGCACAAAGCCGCCAGCGGTCTGGCCGGCCGTTAAACCGTCGTTAAACACATAAGCGGATTTCATCCGACTAGCCACAACCGGCACCAGCGGAATGCCTTCCAGCGATTTCACCGTCAGATTGATCCCGCCTTGTCCGAACTGCGTCACATCCAGCTTTTTCTGGAGTTGCGAATTTTTCGTCAACACCTGGTATGCCGGATAGCTAATAGAGATAACCATATTGGCCAGGTCTACGCCACGTCCAGCAATAGCAAAGATGTCGTCATACAACTTATCCAAGATGTCGGCTTCATCCGGCGTATAGGTCCCCGAGTTGCCTGCATCTGCTGCCAATGCGGCCAGCCTGCTGTAGCGGTAAGCGTCGATCTCCGGGATGACATGCAGCCGCTGGAACTCCGACATCACGTTAGCCGCAGTTGTGCCAAAATTGGTCTCATCTACGTCCATAGCGTCGAGTTGGAAGGTCCGGCCGCGGTCTTGGGTCAGCGTGTGCGTTTGGTACTTAAACGTCACGCTACCTTGGTTAAAGCCGTTGTCGCGGTCATAATCGGCCAAGCCCTGAACCACGATATCCGGAATTTTGATTTCATTACCGCCGTTGTACTTTACCTGACCGGCATTGCTCTCCATCCATCCGGAAGTCGCCTGTTGTGCTACTTGCTTATCCAGCTCGTTTTGAAATAGTTTTGCATACTCCAATGTGTTAATTGGCATCGTTCAATTCCCTCATTTCCCAAAATTATTTTTGTGCGAAAATACTACTGATTGCGGCAGCGTCGGTCAGCGAGCTTGCACCTGACCCTGCCCCTGCTCCAGGATCGGCAGGGTTTGCCCCTTTGAAGGTTGGCTTATTTTCGGCAAACAAAAAAGCCTTGCTTTCCCGCAGGGCTTTGATTTGATCTTCCAGGCCGGCTTTGATGCTACCGTCCTCACCGAGTTCGATTTTCGTTTTGTCGATCAGCCCCGTGACCAGATCCGCGTCGTGTACCTGACCAGCTAAGGCAAGCTTCAGCGCATTGCTGAGCCGCAAATCCTTCAGCTCTGCCTCGTATTTCTCCTGAGCCGCCTTGTTGTCCTTCTGAAGCGTTTCGATCTGCTTTTTCAGCGCCTCAGCATCGCCACTGGACTTCTTCAAGTCCTCAAGCTGCTTATCACGCTCCTTTAGGCTATCCTCGGCCTTTTTGCGTGCTTCAGTCACCTCGTTATACTGCGACTTGGGCACAAAGTGCTTCGGCAGCTCCTTATTCACATCGCCGATCAATCCGTCGAGCTTCGACTCATCGACTCCTGCAGCCTTAAGTATTTCTTTCAACCAATCCATATATCTCGACCTCCATAGATTTTTATAGCTGCTCTCCAGCTAAGGGAGTGGGCCGCTATGCTCCGGCCAAAGCACGCCTAGTTTTACGCCATGCGACAGGGCGGCTATTAGTCAGTCACCATGTCGTAATTTTCGGCCAAGTCGGCCGCGGTCAATACGATTAACGTGCTGTCATCAGCTTTGGCAATGTACTCGCCAACTTTGACGATAATCACGTTGTACGGTGTCCGGACAATCCGCATCTGCACCCCGGTCGATGTATATTCGACCGATACCGGCAAACCAACAAAGCCGATAATCTCCGTGATGCGCTCGTAGGTGTTTTCAAATTGTACAGCGTCGATAAACTTCTTCTCTCGATACCGCTGAATCATCGCTCCCCCTCCTTTCCGGACAAATTAAAAGCACCCTCGCATATCGGAGAGTGCTTTTATACCAAAACCATTATTTTGTTTGCTTGCTCCTCGGTGATTTCTTCATAATCAAGATCCTCACCGACGAATATTCGGCTCTGCCCGGGATCAGGTTCCCAGACCTTTGTATCCGGATTGAATCGCTCAAAATTCCCATTTATAAACCGGTACAGGCGGGTCGCTGATTTACCGTCATATCCGTATGCAAAATAAAAATCCTCCGGCATGGGCGCCGCCTCCTCACTTGATTTTATCGATGTCCTTCGGTACGACCAGTTTCGATGATAGAACAAACATCTCTCTTGTCAGCTCGACTCTCCGCTCCGGTGTCGTGCTGTCCAGACGGAACTCCTCATAGAGCTTATGCAAAGGCCCGTTTTTCAGCTCGAAGCTTTCAGGTGTATGGAATTGAACCTCGAACCTCTGACCGTTTGGACTTGTGAAAATCACATTGATGCCACGGTATGGGTTACGCTTATCCCTCCAGGTATTCTTGAGCTTGAAGGTTGAATAACCCTTGGCCTCCATCTCGCGTACAACGCTGAAATAGGATTGCACCAGCTTGTCGCCGGCAGCCTGGTAAGTGTAGCGGATGACATCATTCGTCCCGGATATGGTTTCTCCGATCACCTTGGCGTCAAGGCTGTTCTTGCTGTCCGAATTCACTTTGCGCAAGTAGGATGCTTTGGTCTTAAGGCGATATTCCAAGCCGACCATTTCGGTACCAGTCCGGTCCGATATCTCCTGCAGGTCAGCGGTGATTTGTGGCTCATTAGTCGTTATCTTGTCGTAGGCATTCAGCTTACGATAATCGGCATTTAACCGTCGCCATCCCTCACCATCAGTATACTTCAAATCTTGGAAAGCGGAAAATGATTTTGGAGCGTCGGAGCCAAGGATCTTCTTGTATCGTTCAAATTGCGCTTTATCACTCGACTCGTTGGTGATCTTCTTCTGCGCAGCTTCCGCCTCTGCTGCGCCGTATCGCTCCACAACATGCTTCTGGTACCAGTCCGCGTATTTCATGTCGCCCGGCACTGTGTAGGTCTTGCCGTCCAGATCCCGCGCGATCCGCTCACCCAAGTCCTCGTCATCATCAAAATAGGCCACGGTTGTACTGCGACAATTCGCATGCAGCGGCGGCCAGTTGATTCCGACTTCCTTCTCAGACAGATCAAATATGCGGTCATCCATGCTCCGGCAAATCTCACTCGTGCGTAAATCAAGTGTAGCGAGGAATTGATACTGCTTAACCACCCCGCTGGCTTTGTAGCCGTCATAGGTTCCTTCAGCGGCAATGTGGGCGCTTTCGGTGCGTACCAAGCGCGCGGCGTTCGACTTGGAAACCTCGAAGCGGTCACGCAGGGTCCTGACCACCTTATCCAGGCTATCCCCGCGGATAAACGCTTGTGACAGGTTAGTTTGAAGCTCTCGCGCCAACTTGTCCCGGTTTCCCCATATCCGCTTGGAGAAATTGCTTCCGGCCCAATCGGTATAGAGCACCTTTTCGAGCCGCTCATCATCCACCGCGGCGAACGTCGTTCCGAAACCCGTGCCCCGCTGAATGTCAAAGAGGGTACGGTAATAGGAATCCGTATAATTGCCACTCAGCAGCCCCCGGAAGCCCACCTGTTGCCGTCCAGTCAGCATTTCAAGCTCATGCCTGATCTGGGTCAGCAGCGCCTCGTATCGGCTGATCCGCGTCCGGTAATAGACATTGTTCAGCTGCTGTGTCCATCGCCCATCAGCGTTGTCCTTAGCCTTAGCCGTGAAATCCTCCAACGTCATTTTAAACTCCGCCAGCTCGCCCTTCTCCAGTTGCTTCTTCGCCTCGACCATCGAGACCTGATTTTCGTTGGCATACCGAGCGTAAAAGGCTTCAATATCCCTGACGATAGTATTAACCGATTTGCGGTACTCCTTCGTAAGCTGATTGATGTACAAGTCCGCTTTGGCATGCTCGGCTCGGGCGTTGATCTCAGCACGTTTCCGCCAGTATTCAGCTTGTTTCATCGTCGTCGCCCGCCTCGCCTCCGGTCAGCTCCGGGTACTGTTCCATCTCAGCCTCCCGCTCCTGCTTGATCTGCGCCTCCTCATCCTCGACGCTCGTAACCCACGGATGGTTGGCCAAGATCGTACGATTGCTGATCACCCCCACGCTGTTTCGGGCGTTGGTGACCGCCTCGGTCTCATTGATCGTGATGTCCCGGTTAAAAATAAACTCGACCGGTGTATTGGAATAATCCTTACCCGTCGAGTTATATATGTGCTGATCGATAAACCAAAGCAGCTGTTCAAGAGAGGCCTGGAATTCGGACTCCATGTCGTTTGCATCCAGGTCAAGATCCGCATACAGATGTTTGAGCGCGATGCCGCTCGGCGAATTGCCGAACCGTTCCGACTGCGTATCCACGCCGCGACCAAATTCATAAATATCTTTGCGTAACTGCGCGATATGCGCCTTGTGTGCTTCGGTGTCGATATCAAGGCTGATCGACTCAATGCCGCCGGTACCTTTCACAAAGGCTACACGGTAGATTGCCAGATTACGCCGGAACTCAGACGCGCTTGTCCCATCGTAGTCCTTGACCACATACAGGCTATTGGGTAGATCCTCCAGGTTGTTGGCATTGTCGCTGATCTTGCTATCGTAGTCGTCCACCTGGCGCTTGATGATATCGATCAGCGGCTGCTCCTCGCCGTTGTACTTGAAACAAATAAACGGCACCCGCTCCCAGTTGTATGGCTGCTCCTCATCTGCGACCAACGAGAAATGAGCAGCAAAATCAATGAATCGGAAATCGCCGGCCTCGCTCTCATATCGACGCACCCCGTCTTTGTTCCAGAACTCTATTTTAGCGATTGTCTTCTTGGTCTTGGCCACATAGACGATTTGATCATAAATCCGGATCACCGCATCAAGCTCCGTATGAGCGGAATCACGCCACAGTGGGATGATCTCCTCGCTCGGGATCAGCTGAAACGCCAGTTCCCCAGCCTCGTTATAGTAAACTTGCACCCACGCCTTACCGCTGTTAATCGCATTTTTGCCAAGGTTCTTCAGCAGGCGCCTAAAACCTTGGTCAAAGTAATTGTCGAGCTGCGCCTGATAGCTGGCTTCGTCAGTACGAGCCAGAAATGGCTTTGACAGGAGATACCCGACCTTCTGATCCACCAGTTTCCGGACAAAGCCGTGCGGGATCCGGTTGTCCGCCAGGTTATGCACCTGCGTCAGCTTACCGTCGGGGCCGATCGCCTTCCGCGTCCGGTTCAGGATGTCATTCTTGACCCGGTAATACGCTTGGCCAGTCAGCATCAGCTTGCGTTCATCGGAACTCATCCAGGCCTTCACTTCCTCCTGGACGATCTCGTCAATGCTCATCGGCGCGTTGCGGTCCAGGTTCTCAAGTATTTCATGTAGGGTGTTCATGGGCTCCTCCTTTCTCTTTACTCGAACGAAACACCACTTGGTTGCCGGATCTGCTCCATGGCATACCTTAGCGCGTCGATCGTATGGTTAAAATCATCAACCGGCTTGTTCAGGAATTTTCCCGCCTTGTTTTGATCCCAAACATAGCTGGATAACTCAATGCTGACATTCGGGCAGCGGAATTTATGAACAATGATTTCGTATTGCTGAAGGTACTGAATACCGACCTTGACACTGTCTCCGCCTTTCTCGGCCGCCCTAATCCGACCAATACCTAGGCTACGAATCTCGTCGATGGACTTAGGCTCCGAAGAATCGGCGATTATACGTTCTTTGGCGTACCCCTTGGACTTGATCATCGAAGCGATGTCGTTGTTCGTCATACCATGTTCATAGTGCTCATCAAAGATATAAAGCTTCTTCTCGTCCTTATTTACTAGGGCTGCCACCAGGGCTGTTGGGTCGTTGGTATACCCGAAATCTAGGCCGAATACCGCTCGGTAGCCAGGCAGCTTAGCGATCGCGCGATGATCGAAATCCTCCTCACGCCAATCCTCGAATATCGCTCCTTCGGCAATCCCCCAATTTCCTTCCCCTTCAACTCGGTAGCGTTTCGGTTTATATTCCCTCATCCACTCAAACCGTGCGCGATCATCGTCACCCAGGAACTCGTTACACCGATATGTCGTCGTCAGGGCTAACGTATCGGGATCCGGGTTGTCGAAAAAGCGGCTCTTTAACCAGTGCTTTTCATTCCAAGGGTTAAATGTCAGCGTCAATTGTTTGAAGTACCCATCTGGCATCTCGCCCCGAATCGACATATCCACTTTGTCAAAATCGTCCTCGTTCATGATCTGGTAGGCTTCCTCGAACCAGGCCCAACACAAATAGCCGGTGTCCACCGTGATAGAGGTGATCGACATCGGATCATCGAGGCCCCGGAACAATATCTTCTGTCCTGTAGGCTTGTATATAGCCTCCAAGGGGCTCTTTTTGAAGTTCCAGAGGTGCGCGACTCCCAGCCGATTAACAGCCCATTTGAGCTGTGCCCAGGTGCTGTCTTTGTGCGTGTTAAATGTCTTACGGAGAACGAGAGTATTCGCCAGCGGCATCTTCATCATGTTGTATGGGATCCATAATGCACTCGTGACACTCTTCTTGGATCCGCGACCACCCTTAACAACACGGTAACGACCTTTGAAACGCCAAAAGTCGGAATATCCCTTTCCGACGGTCTGCTGCAAGCTAATTTCTTTACTCATGCAGATCATCCCTAAACACAACGACTTCTGGATTCGATTCGTTGTTAATCTTCTCAACCTCGCCTTTAAGCTTCTTAATCCTCAGTTGCTGCTCCTCGGTAGCCATATCTGTTTTTAACAGCTCGTCATATTGCCGAATAAGGCTCTGCAGCGTCCCCATAGCCCTGCTCTGGGCTTGCAGGAACGTCGCTTGCTTATCCCAGGCTTGCTGCACTTCCCAGCGCTCACCGAAGACGTTCCCGCTCTTTTCCTCAACCCGCTCGACCGTCTTGTCGTCCCGATCCTTAACGTACATGATCTGCTGCGCCCGAATGATGGCCGTATACTGAATCATAATGTTGTCCCAAACGATGTCGAGCGGGGAGCGGGTCTGCAGCTGCTCCAAGATCTCCAAAGACTCCGGCGGGAGGTACTTCTGAAACAGCCCGTGCTTAACCGCCTTGCTGTTTCGCGGCGGACCGCCTGGTCCTCCGCGGTTGCCTTTGGCGTTTTGGTTACCCGGCGGGGCGCCGCCTTTATTTGTGCGCACACTTTTTTGTTTGTGTGCACCCTTTTTCCGGTCCCAGCCATGCCGCTGCTTCCAGCTCTTCACGGTATTTAGGGATACGCCGTATTTATCGGCAATGTCTTTATATTTCATACCGGACATATAATCCTGTTCGGCTAACACGCGTGTTTCCGCCATCTACATCATCACCACCCCCGGCGTTGTGTTGGTTTTGCAAAAAGAAAAAGCCACCTATCGGCGACTCATAAACGACTCTATCGGCTTCCACAAACTTAATTCATACATCCAATGCCTAAACCAATCTTCGTCTCTAATCATGAGTGATAAGTCAATCATGGCCGGAATATCATCAGGCCAAACAACGGGAGCTCCATGGATCCCAACCTCTGAAACCGGCATTGTAACAGGCCCGTATCCTTTAGGATTTGTAACAAAAAGATCCACCTGTCCGGAATTAATTCCCGTGACATATCCAGTAATTTTAGTCCCTTCGTGTAAGGCAAAGGCCCAATCTCCCACAATCATCAGTTCATCACTCCTTAACCCTTAGCCTAGCGAAACTATTTCCAAAATATACCGTATAGGTATATAGAAGGAGGTGAAAAGTCATATGGCATCGTATCAAATTACACATATTCGCTTGTCAGACCCGTGGGGTTCCAACACTGAACATATTACTCATGTTATGCTCTCCGGTGGAACTGTAGAAACGCGGGAGGAAGTGGTCCGTTACATCGACGGTGGCCATGAATACTTTTATACTCATGGACCCTGGAACACTAAAGCCTATGTCGAGACCGTTCACCCATACGGCAGACCCGCCTACATCCGGACAAAAGCGAATAACACCACGACGGACAACCTGTTAAGTCTTCCAAGATTCTAATTGACCAAATAAGCCCGAGCCCATTCGGGCTTATTTCTTTGCAAATAAAATACCGGCACCCGAAGGCACCGGCTAAAGAAGGAGTAACCAAAAGGCGAATTAAATGCCCCAGGTGGATTCGAACCACCGATAGCATCGCCCATTCTCGCCGTGAGCCGGAATCGAACCGACGCGCTGCTACCCCATTGGGGGCAAAATAGAGAGACGGGAGAGAATGCTGTTCAGACAAAAACTAAAGGCGCGACCGCCTAACAACCTGAGGTTATTGTCAGCCGCGTCTTTATTTTTTTTCTCCACACTAGCATAATATCATGATTTTTGAGGCGAAAAGTGCAACTGACGTGCAATCTTATCTCCAGCCAATTTTAGCAGCTACCGATTGAACAATTTCATCGCGCCAATTAATTGCTGTTCTTCGGCTCACATAACATTCCTTTGCTACCCCATCCCAAGTCAATAGCTGCGGACGCGTCCAGTAACGAACTTGAACTAATTTTTGCTTCTCAGCCGGGAGTGCGGCATACACTGATTCAATCGCATCCACAATCGCCTGCAGCTGTTCTAGCTTTTTATGGCTAGTCAAAAGCACTGCTGTCCGTCCTGTGGGGTCGCCCGGAAGATTGCTGCGGCCCCCACCGACGTTCTCGTCATCGTTTTTACCTTGACTGTGAAGTATCTCATTTTTCAGCCTCAGAATCTCTTTTTTAGTCTCGTGGTAGACATAAATTTCTGATTCAACATGCTGAAATGTTCCTCTTCTAAGTTTTGTCTGGCTCGACATAGCTATCACCCCTCTCCTGAATCAAACACTTCCGCTTCTGTTACATCCACCGTCACCGCGTGGATCCCGTCCCACAGTTCCCGGATTTCCCTGGCTTTCGCCACGACAGCCGCTTTCTGCTTCGGCGTCAGAACGATGTCCATCGCTTCGCCGTAATGTCGCTCAGCCATGGCGTAGGCCCGGGTGTGAATCTCATTCTGGGCTGCCCAAAAGTCTTTAGGCTTTAGCCGCTTAAGCTCTTTGGCTGCTTTGCGTTTTTCAGCTCTGTTCATGTCCGGATCATCTCCCTTCAGCCTTGATCTTCTCGGCTCGGACTTTCAGGGCTTCCAAAAGTTTATCCTGCGTCGTTGCTTTAGCTTCCAACGCCGCCATCACGTCCTCATCCGCTCCTCCCTGAACGACCAGGTGATGCAGAATTACTTTTTGCTTTTGGCCTTGGCGATGTAGACGACCATTTGCCTGCTCATACAGCTCTAGCGACCAAGTTAAACCAAACCAAACAACGTGATTTCCACCGTCCTGTAAGTTAAGCCCATAGGCCGCGCTGGCCGGGTGCGCCAAGAGAATATCGATCTTTCCAGCGTTCCAATCCAACTGATCCTCTGGTGTTTTTAAGTCGCGGATCCGGAGTCCTGATTTCTCCAGCGCCTTATGGATCCGATCCCGGTCATGCTGATAACTGTAAAACACCAGCGCCGGCTTTCCGTTCAACTGCTCGATCAGCTCCATGAATGCCTCGATTTTGCAATCGTGAATTTCATGGACGTTTCGATCGCCGTCATACAACGCTCCGTTACAAAGCTGTAGCAGCTTACCTGTTAACACAGCTGCACTCGTTGCGGTGATCTCAGTTTCCTCGTCGATCTCCAACAGTAGTTCCTTCTCCATCTGCTTGTACTGTTTTTGTGCCTTGTCGTCCAAGACAACCGGAATCACATTCGTGATAGCGTCCGGCAGCTCCAGGTAATCCTCTGCTTTCATGCTGATGCAAAGGTCTGCGATCTTGCGTTGAATGACTTCGTCAGCTCCTGGCTTGGCGATATACCCAAATCCGTTATAATTCCGCTCGAAATACTTTTCGCGATAGTGCGTGATCCGTTTTTCCAGCCGCTCTCCTTGATCCAGTAGATTGATCTGCGCCCACAGGTCAAGTAATCCGTTTGGTGCCGGCGTCCCGGTCAGACCGACGATCCGGCGAATGTGAGGCCGTACCCAGGTCAGCACCTTAAACCGCTTCGCCTGATGGTTTTTAAAGCTAGAGAGTTCATCCAGAACTACCATGTCAAACGGCCAAGCGTTCCGGTAATATTCCACCAGCCAAGCCACGTTGTCCCTATTGATGACCCAGATATCACCGGGCGTATTCAGTGCTCGGATCCGCTTCTGCTGGTTTCCCAGCACCGGAATAATCCGAAGATGCTGCAGATGCTGCCACTTGGCCGCCTCGTTGCTCCAGGTGGCCTCTGCCACTTTCTTCGGCGCCACCACCAAAGCCCGGCGGATAGCAAAACGGTTATACTTCAAATCATTGATAGCTGTAAGGGTGATGACGGTCTTGCCCAGGCCCATGTCCAAAAATAACCCTAGGGCCTCGTCAGCCAATAGCCGGTTAATGCAATACCGCTGATAATCATGCGGGACAAACTTCTTTTTCTCGCTCAATGCATCCATAAATCCATACACTCCTGGATCAAAGCATCTACTTGCTCCCGGCTATCGATCACCCGGACATCCTGCTGGTACGACTTGATTCGTTTATGCTGCGCCAGCTGCAGCGGTCGCGGTTTTTCTCCCGGGGCTTTCAGCTCAACGAATACGATACACCCCCCGGGAAAGAACACGATCCTGTCGGGCACTCCGCTGTTCCCAGGGGATGTCCACTTCGGGGCCCAACCTCCCACCGCTTTGACCCTCTCCCGCAAATAAGCTTCTATGTCTCGTTCTCTCACTTGACAAACCTCCTCAAGATGTGTTACGCGTGCGCGCCCGTACACGCGTAACTTTTTTATAAATTAGGCGGATTAGGCGTTATATATAAGTCCCTAAATTCTATATTCTCTTTGTTATTCTTATTTAGTTAATTAAGTGTCAACAGTGTCAATTAAGTAATGTAAATATAGATTTTATAAGGCCTATTGGCTTTGACACTTAAGTTGACACTGATGTTGTCACTTATCGGAACTGTCACATTGCCTTTGTTGCCACTTCTCAAAGTGTCACGCCCTGCTTGTCAACATTGTCAACTCGATTTCCGTTTAAATCCCCGCTGGAATTCATAAGGCCCAAACCTTCCTCGGTACTCTTCCCACCCGGGTATCGAGGCCAAAATACCATTTATCTCCCGGGTGTCCGTCTGCTTCATAAATTTAATGTCCGATCGGAAGCATTCACACCAAATCTCTGCGGCGCATATCCGGTCCCGGGGCCCTGCCTCCCCTTCATGGGGCTTCCCAAACTCTCCGCTCCAGTACATCAGTCTCGAAGGGATATCACGTTTTTGCCAGTCGTCCGGAACTGGCCGCTCTACGAATGCCCGGATGATCCCCTCTTTAGCGCTGCTTTCCCTGTGAGCCTCCTGCTGATGTTTGCTGAGCTCTTCAGCCTCTCCGGTCAAATATAGAGCCTCGCCAAGTTGCCAACGTACAAAGGCCTCCGCATAAATTTGGTCAACTTCGCACTCCAGATCCCGAAAGACGCTCTTTGTCGGCTTCAAGATCCCGACGTCCACCGGCCAAAAGCGCCGGTTCCCGGTCCGGTCTCGCAGGAATTCGCTGTCGTTCGTTGTCCCAAAGAATACACAGCGCCGTGGGTACGGCATGGTGCGCTTCCCGTAGGCTTCCCGGTAAATGTCCTCCGTCCGGCTGAGGAACTGCTTAACGGCGTTACTCTCGGATTTACTCATCCCCGTCAGCTCGCCGACCTCGTTGATCCAAATGCCCTGTATCATCTCACAGGCCTCTTTCCCTTCGAATGTCGTCAGGCTGTCGCTGTACCAGTTCTTTCCCAGCAGCCGCAGGAAGGTCGACTTCCCGAGCCCCTGCGGACCGGCCAAGATCGGCATATAGTCATATTTGATTCCGGGCTGCATGGCACGAGCGACAGCAGCCGTCAGCGATTTGCGGGCCACTGCCCGGGTGTAAACGTTGTCCTCTGCGCCTAGATAGTCTGTTAATACCGTATCAAGACGAGGCACTCCATCCCATTTCAGGCCTTCTAGGTATTGCCGCACGTCGTTGAAGCGGTTTTTATGGGAAACGAGCGTCAGGGCGTTATTGATTTTTGTCTCAACGGCAATACCATAAACTTTCTCAATGTAGTGATAAATGCCAGCGTCGTCGCTGGTACCCCATGGCCTCCGCTCTGTTCGTGCATCCCACGGGAGTGGGCCGAGCACAAGCCCCCGGTTTGCGAACTCATCAAAAGCGATTTTTCCCTTCAGCGCGGGATCGTTTTCTAGCACGATCAGCACGTTGTCGACCGTTTTGAGGTACATACCGTTGCTGTTGATCTCAAGTTTCTTCATCCAGTCCAGATCATCCGGCGCCGCCAGCGCTTCCGCCGCAGCGGCGTCCTGAAACCCCGCGACGGCCTTTTCATACCGCTCAGCCATCAGCAGCCCTGCAACTGCCTCTTGCTCCATCGCAAACGCCGTCATAGCAACGTAGCTCGGCAGCTTATTCGTCGGCGTCCCCGGCTTCGCTTCGTCGTCCTGGTCGCCGAATTTATGCAGCCGGACCAGATCGAAGGCATTCACCAGGCGACCGCTGCACGGGTCTGTCGCGTGGTGGCTGTAGAGGAATTGACCGTCATCGTACACGATCGCACCGCCCGTGGTGGAGCCGCCCACGTACGTATAACGGCCGCTGCCGTCATCGGTCGGGACATAGATCCCGGGCAAGAACTTCTCCATAGCGGCATAGATGTTGTAAACTCGGCAGAACGCCCCAACGACACCGGGCTTGGTGGTCGGGTCGCCTTGTTTCGCAGCCATCCGGACATGTGCTTGGTTGGTCCCGGGAACCTGTGGCCACTCCGCGATGTTGCGCCAGTCCGCATACATAGCAAGCACGCCATCAGCGGATAGGAACGGTTTATCACCATAAGTAAAGACGTATTGGCTGTCGGCACAGCAGCTCGGCCAGTACATCAGACGAGCAACCTGAAACGTCGTCGGGTCACACAGCTCAATCCCAATGATTGCCGCCAGTTTGCGGGCCAGCGGCTCATATTCGTCGGCTGTGACAGTCCGATCGAGCGGCACCAGTACCCGCAGCCGAGGCTTGGCCTCCTCGTGCTTGCGAGTACTGTAGACTGCATAAGCGCAACCGAGACCATCCAGCCGGCGCAGCACGTCCGCCGTACCGCCGGCAGGGATGTTGTCTAGGTCGAGTGTAATCACGTCGCGCCCGGTCACCGCCCCGGCCTTCCGCCGGCCGCCGGCGAGGGCCCCGGCGACGAAGCCCCCGACGTCCTTCAGATCGTCCTGCTGGCTCTTTGGCATCGCCAGGTACTGCGCCAGCGTCTCGGTGCCACGTGTCGCCGTCCGCAGGCGCTCCACCAGCTCGGACCAGTAGATCATCTGCGGCTGCCAATTCGTGCTGTGCCGGCTGCCGGCGGCGGATACGGTTAATTGTCTGTTAAATTGCATGACGCCTGCCTCCTGCTAAGCTATTTCAGTGCTTCTACCTCGACCTCGATAGGGGAACAGTACCATCCTGCACAACTTGGGCAAAGCGGCTCCTCGATCTCGTCTCCTGGCTTCTGCTCCAGCGCGAAACGCTGCTTGCAAGTCTCACACTCAAAAGCTTCCCATTTCATCACGATGCGCCCCCGATCAACCGGTCCAGATACCACTGCGCCTTTTTGAGATCCTCGATGCCGTTCTTCCATTTCCAACGCCACAGGTACTTGATCGCTGCTCCCGTGCTGTAAGCCTCTGGGCCATCAAGTCCGACCGTCGCCGCCTCGATTGCTTCGATGCACTCAATGCCGCCGCGGGTATAATGAGGAGGATGATTAACGGGATCGCTCTCAAGCGTCGCTGTGACAGGAGCTTTGGTATCGGGCAGTTCAGCCTTCAGATCCTCAATCAACCGGAGAAGGGTTTCCTCTTGTTCTTTCCAGGATGCTTGGTTCGTTAGAAGCTGGTCACGCTCGTGTGTCAGCTTTTCCACTTCCATTGTCAGTCGTTCGATCTCCTGATCAGCCTTATTAAGCAGCTCCAGCTCTGTTGCTGGCCGTTGAACAGTATTCTTCTCCCGGAGCAGTTCCGGCTCGGGTTCCACTGGAGTGGGCTGTGTGTTTTGATCAAGAAGGGCCCGCGCCTTTTCCGCCGTGATTCCTTTCAGCCCCCATTTTCTCACCCAGTTGTGGATCGTGTTGTATTTCATACCCCAAGCCCGTTCGATGCTGGATAAGGTTTCTCCCTTTGCTACTTGTTCAATCAGGATTTCCCTTGTCAGTCCGCATTTTGGTCCTTCTTTTATTGGTGCCATGAACTTAGCCTCCTTTGGCTTTTCTCGGTTTCGCAACTCCTGAGCTGCTATGCGAACCCCTACAGGTCGCTTCTCAGTTTTGTCCGGGGCTGGCAATGCCTGATATTTAGCCCTTTCTTCCGGTGTCATTGTGTAGCTGGTGTATACTTGCATAGTCGCGCCGCATTCGCATTTGATGCGATCCTTTGGCGGTTGTGCTATCTCGAATTTCTGGTTACATCGGGGGCATTGAGCGATATATTTCACGCTTTTCACCACCTAATTAGCGCTTATGATTGCGTTTAGATCCAATTTCAGTAGTCGGCTTTGGGCTTCTCGAATTATCTTAATCAGGGCTTCGCGTTCGGAGTCAGCGAGACCATGAGGAGAGGCCACAAGATCCTGTGCGGTTAGCGAGGCCAGGTCCTTACGCGAGGGCTGCTGCATCTTCGAAACCCTTATTGCCTGCCGGCGGATCGATCGCTCGACATGATTCCGAACCGTTCGAGCGTTACCGAAGTCCGGTCGGGACTTCTCTATCCATAGAACGCTAGCCAACGCCTCCAAGTAGTCCGACGACGGTTGATACTCCTGCTCCAGCAACATCTGATGAGCGATTCTGATCAAATCAGGCACGTCATAATCCGGAAAATGAATCGTCGTCGGGAACCTAGAAGCTAACCCGGGGTTAAATGAAAGGAATTCAGCCATATTCTTTGGGTAGCCAGCTGCGATCACGACGATCTCGTCGCGCATATCCTCGATGAGTTGCACCATTGTTGCGATCACTTTGTCATCATGCCGGTGTTCTGCTTTGCCGATAAAGGCATAGGCTTCATCGATAAACAAGACACCACCCCGGGCTTCCTTAAATTTGCTGGCCACCTTCTTTTCAGAAGCGCCAACAAGGGAGTCAGTTATGGTTCCGTGGCTGATTTCAACAAATGGGACGCTACCATTCTGGCGTTTCAACAGGCCGATTTCGGCAAAGGCCTCCCCGATCAGACGAGCAGCTGTAGTTTTTCCCGTTCCTGGATTGCCTAGAAAGACCATATGATTCGTTTGGGGTTGAGCCTTAAGCCGGTTCTGTTTACGAAGCTCTGCGATCCGGCGGTATTGGACCATTTGTTCGACTTGCTCCTTAACCTGAGCCATACCCGGCATTGCAGCAAGACGGCTTAATGCATCTCGAGCTCTTTCATTAATTGAATATTCCATAAGGTATCAATCCTTCATATAAAATTCAGTCGCAAACCCTGCAGCCTTTAGCGGTAGTCCCGGCGCCCATTCGATCGGCTGGGCCATCAAATCCAGCACGCGGTCCAGCTCCTCTCCCTTAGCGGACTCAACACCAATCTCGTCGTGTACGTGCAGTACCGTCTCATACCCCGCCTGATCCGCGCGAAGCAGTGACTCAGCCAGACAGTCCCGGGCGATCGCCTGCACCACGTTCTCGACGAGCTTGCCCCCGTAGGTGCTGATCTTTGTCCATTTGCCAGTCTTTTGATCCGGCCCCATATAGTGAAGCGCCTGCTTCCCGAAGTCATTCTGTGCAAGTGACGGCTTCACATAGTAGAGTTTCCGTCCACTTGGCAGCTGGATCGTGAAGAAATCCAGACCACTTTCGTGATGACTCTCTCTTGCGAAGATGATCCCACGCACGCCTACCGGTTGCCCGGTTTCCATGACCTCAATCGCCGCGGCTTCAAAGCTGAACCACAGATCGACGATACGCCGGTTCGCGTTACGCCACCGCATGACGATCTCTGGCAGCTCTTCTTCCTTCAAGCCCATGTCGAGGGCCCCCATGTTGATAAGCGCGCCGGCAGCGCCTTGGTACCCTAGCGCCAGCTCCGAAACCTTCCCTTTTTGTCTCAGGTCGCTGTCCTTGCCAATAGACTCGATTGGCACGCCGAACATCTGAGATGCTGATGCTTCATAAATCTTGCCATGAGAAGCGAATACGTCGAGCCTCCATTGTTCTCCGGCCAGCCAGGCGATGACGCGGGCCTCGATCGCGTTGAAGTCGGCCACAAGGAGCTGCTTACCCTCTGGCGCTACAAACGCGGTACGAATGAGCTGCGAAAGCGTATCGGGCACACTTCCAAAAATCAACTTGAGCATTTCGACCTTACGCTCCCGAACAAGTTGCCGGGCAAGCTTCAGCAATTCCAAAGCCATTTTGTTTTTAGTCAGGTTGTGAACCTGCACCAGTCGTCCGGCCCAGCGCCCCGTCCGGTTCGCCCCGTAAAATTGGAGCAACCCGCGCACCCGGCCATCCTCACAAGCAACTGTCCGCATAGCCTGATACTTCTTAACGCTGGTCTTGCTGAGCTCCTGGCGAATCTCCAGCATACGTCGAGCCTTACCCACGTCCACCGTCTTAATCAAATTTGAGACGGTGTCCTTTCGTAAGTCCTCAACCTCCTCCCCGATCTCCTCAGTCAGCCATTTTTTGAGCTGCTGAACGGATTTCGGGTTATCAAGACCAGAGAGTTGCACCGCTTCTGTCATCAACTCCGAGGTGATCTGCTCGTCAACGGCCAACGCCCCCTCCACAAGCTCCAAATCGCAAGCAATTCCGCGTACATTGATCTTTTGGTCAAGCTGCCAGAGTCGCCATTCCTTTTCAGGTACCGGGAATATAGACAGCCGCTTAAGGATCTCCATCTCAGCCACGACGTCACCGACGCAGTACTGCTTGAACAGATCCCACTTCTCCGGTTCGTGGTGCGGGAGCGTTCGGGTGCGCCCTCCGTTTGCCTTGGTCGGCTTGCACGGCACGCAGAATGTGCGGATCAGCGCGCCGCCGATGCCCATCTTCTTCTTGTCCGACGGCAGGCCCAAGGCTTCCCCCAGAGCGGCCAATCCTGCTGGATAACCGAGATATAGACCGTGGATCTGAGTACAACGCCACTGCGCAAGCCAGCCTAGCGGATCGGCAACAGCGAAATGCTTACTCAAGCAGTACCATTCAAAAGCAGCGTTATAAGCGTGTTTCACTACCCAAGGATCAAACAAAGCCCTGCATACTTCCTCCGGTATGGTCTCTCCGCGCTTCAGATCGACGATCCGCACAGGTTGCCCATCCCAAGAGTAAGCGAATAGCAGTATTTCAAAGTCCGGAGACTGAACGTATTTATAAAGGCCTGATTTCTTGATGCCTACGCTACTGTATGTTTCAAGGTCAATTGATAAATGCCCCATGGCAACCTCCCTTCTGAGAAAGAGAAAGGGGCTCTAAAAGAACCCCTCTGTCTACTCTTAGATGCCCCATACTCCACCGTTGATTGGCTTGCCGGTAATAGGATCAATTTGTTGTGGCGGCTGAGCCGGAGGCTGCGGAGTTTGCCCATAGCCCGGTTGTGGAGGTTGCTGGTACGTCGGCGGTGCAACCGGTGGCTGTTGACCAAACTGCTGCGGCGGCGCGGCCTGCTCCCAACCCTGCGGTGCCGGTGCCGGGGCGTACCCTACGCCGCCACCGTTACCGCCAAAAGCCTGCTCTGCGGTAACCCGACCGCCGAGTGGTTCCCCGTCGGCCAGCTTCTGTACCGGACCAAGCCCTGCACCGATCCCACGGTTACCGCTGTTGGAAAACGGGAAGAAATTAATATTCACACGAGCATACATTCCGCTGTACACTTCGGATTGGTTAATGATAGGGTTAAGATTCACGTCAACAATCGCCTGTTGTTGTTTGCTGCTGGCCGTCAGAACCCAATGGCCTTTGCACTCTGGTCCAAACGGCTCCCCGTTTTGACGTACACCGTCACCATCCCAGATTGGCGTCTTCAACTGCGGAGGACGCGCACCGTTCCAAATACCGGCCACGCCCTTCTGGGCCGCCGCCTCGATAGCCGCGTTGATTCGCTGCATCGTTGCCACGTCAGATTTTGGGATCAAGATCGTTGTGCTGTACTTGGGCTCCTGCCCTGGTTGGTTTGCATGTGGTTGAAAAAGATGCACAAAGCTCAGTCTAACTTGTCCCGTCGTTACGTTTGTCGCTTCATTTGCCATTTGTCGTTTCCCCTTTTCTCGAATTGTGCCGCTTGACCAGCGGCCAGATGCCATCATGTCAGTGTAGTACTCAGCGATTTCGCCCACCGCCTATGCCTCCTTCTGGAACACGTCCTCCGGCTTAACTTGGTCGGTGATTGCCGGCCGTTTGTCTGATTCAGGCACCAACGTCGGAGCCCCCGACCGGTTGATAACGTGCCCTGGTTCTTCGAGCAGCTTCTTGTAGACCGGCTTGGATAGAGCTTTTTCAAGCTGCGGCGGAGTCAACGGCTTGCGCTCATACAGCACGGCTTCGTCAATACCGTTTTCCTTCAGGTGAGCGAAAGCAGCATCCAAGTCGGCATAATCTCGACCCCCTCGGCCTTCGACAGCTTTCCAGCCAGCGACCCGGCCGCCTTTAAGTACTTCGGCAAGGGCCTGCTTCTTAAGATCGGTATACCAACTGACGATCCCTTCAGCTTGCCGGAGTACGTCGCCCACTTCATCCCACCCGATCAGTGGTGGCTTGAGCGGGGCTCTGCTACCGGCTTCCAGCATGTGCTCAACTCGAGCTCGGCAGGTCGCCTTCGCCCGGCAGAAGCCGCAATGTTCGCCGATGGTATATTCTCCCTCACCCTTAAATGCCGCTTGGGCAATCGGCTTAATCGACTCGCCCCAGGCAAGCAGGTCCGCGGCAGACAAAGTCCACTCAGATGGCTGGTCCCAAACCTTCGGTTGCACGATTGCAAGGTGGACCGTTTCGATCGGGAACAGCAGGGAAAATTCTTTCACTGCCCCTAACGCGTATAGTTTCATCTGCGGGTTGTTCTCGGCTGCCACCGGCACGCCCTGACCGTTTTTGTAGTCGATCACGTGCAGATGGCCACCCCCGATCACGATACAGTCACTGGTACCGGAGCACTCCGGCACATAGTCGGAGATATCGACGCGACGTTCGATCGCCACGAAAGGCGGAGAAGGGAACGCGTGAACCACCTTTTGGACATATTCGAGATAGATGTCAGTGTGATCGTCCATGATCGGCTCATATAGCTCATGAGCCTTGAATTTTTTCAGCGCGGAGTTGTAAGTCCGTGTCGGCATCTTATCCGTGAGCGCCTTCCGAAGCTTCAGCTCCGCGATTTCGTGAGCCAGCGTGCCGCGTTTGGCTGCCTCACTCTCCGTGTCCGGCAACGTCTCTTCAAGGCGGGCGCTCGGCGTACAGTGGAGCCAACGGTGGGCCCCGCTGGGAGACAGCAGGGCATGAGCTCGCTCAGCATGTGCGATTTCGATCATATCGAGGCCCCCAAGCTCCGGAGGAATGTCGCGAACTCCCCGTATTGCTCTTTAGGCAGCTGGGTCAACGCGGAGACACCATGTTGTTGCAGCCAACCTACCAGCTCCGCCCCGCGGCCAGCATCAACCAGCGGCTGTGCGGCGACCCCGAGTTGTTCCATCGTGTAGCTTGGTGTAGAGGTCGGCACAGCTCCTGCCGGGGGCGCAGGTGGCGCAGCCGGTCCGGGTTGAGCGATAGGCACGGCCGGGGCCGCATATTTCTGTTGTGGAGCTTGCGTCGGTGCGCTTGGCGGCGTGAACTGCTGCGGCTGTTGTGACATGGTTTCTTGCACGGCAGGAGCAATCGTAGACACCTCAGTCGATGCCGGAATACGAGCTTCCGCCATGCCGGACATAGTGCCGGCTAGATCCTGCACAAGCTGCTTAGCATCGGCTGCCGTGGCAGCCTGCAGGGTGATTTGAATCGGTACGAGATTAGACATGTATGAGTCCTCCTATAATGAAATTAATAGCTTAAAGCTTAGCGGCTTTGGCGATGCACTCCGCGCAAATGGCCTTACCGTGAAACGACTTCAATTCTTCAATACTGCCGCAGATACAGCACCCAGGCTGATACTTACGAAGGATGATCTTATCCCCGTCCACAAAGATCTCGAGCGGATCGCCTTCTGAGATCCCTAGCGTCCGGCGGAGCTCCATAGGGATGACTACACGGCCCAAATCGTCGATACGACGTACAATTCCGGTAGATTTCATAAGACCAAATCCTCCTCAAGCTGCGGCATATTGTCCTGAACCGGGCCCGACAGAACTCCTAAAGCAAAAGGAATACCTCCTGACTTTGGAGCCCCATCATCTACGAAACAAGCGATGCATTTATCCGCCCCGCTTTTTAAAGATACGCGAAGGCAAGGTGTCGCCCATGAAGAACCAGAAATACCGGCAATCGTCTCCACGGAATCAAGATTCACCGTGAACCCATCTTCATCGTTGAAAACCTCTTCGCCCGTCCAGAACCAGTCCTCGTACATTCCGAGATAAGCATCCTGAATATGTTCTTGGTTCTCTTCAATCAGGCGCTTGGCTTTCGCAAAGTCGTATTTCTTCATTGCTTTTTCCTTTCCGGTCAGCTAAACTGACCTCAGAGAGATTGGTTTTGCAGCTTCCCGGGCTACTACCCCGCGAGAGGCTGTTTTTCTTTTTCCAGGGCTTCGATTTCTTGATTCAACCACCACAGCGCTCCGTCACGCGTTGCTTCGTCACGGCATGGCACCCGGCCGTTTTCTATGCCCCAGCGGATCCGCATAAGATCAAATTTGCGGATCAGCAGATCCTGATCGTTCAGTTTCATCACCACCTTTCAAGAATTCAATCGCCTGCTTGTAGCCCCGCCTCGTAAAAGGGAAAGTCTTAGATTTTTCAGGGTAAACATTTACCCGGATAAACGGCTTATTATAGCGATTGAAGTTGACGAATATTTCGCAATTACCTATCCGGCATGGCGTAACGCCCGCTTTACGGTTGTAAAGGTCGTACATTGACGGGTACAAACTGAACCTCCCTTCTGGCGCTCCATTTTCGAAATGTGCAGCACGTTCACCCTGTGCTAACGTCTTCCAGAATAATAGACAACGCGACATAGTCATCAGGGACCCAGGGTTGACCGCGTAGGCAATGCGACACCGTTACAACCGCTTCCCATCCGGTGTACTCGCTCTTTTCAGGGTCGAATTCAAGCAATCGCAACGTATCTCCTACTTCGAACCCCCTATCATCCTTGCGGATTTCTACCGTCTTTCTTTTGCGAACGGTTGGCGATACAACTGCGCGGAAATATTCCGGCCAGGTCTTCAATTCATGGACTTTTCCTGCCATTGCTCTTGCTCCTTTCCTTCGCTATTTGTGTCGACTAGGCAGGAAGGTTATCGGTCCCATAAGACAAAAACCGGATTACCTTCGCCCGTTTCTTCGGCGGTGACGTCCTCAACCTCACTACCGATGAGGTTCGAGCCGTCATAACTGGTATAATTGACAAACATAATCTCACGGTCACCGTATTGATCAACAAGATGCTGCAGCATTTCGACTAACTCAGACGCTTTCATGGTCATCCTCCTTTTAGTGTTCTTACAGCCCGCTGTTCCAGCTCTGCTAGCCATTTGTAGTCACCGGCCGCCCAAGCCGCCGTGAATAGGCCGTTCAGCTCGTCGATCTTTCTGATCTGGATCAGGTTGGCGTCCAGGCATTCAAACAGCTCGTAAAGCTCCATAGGGCTGAGCTGCGGGTAGCCACCGATACGATGCGCCTTTTCGGTCAGCTCCGCCAAGCGACGGAGTGGTGGGGGTACGTGGATCTGGATCATGAGCGAGCAATCCCTTCATTTGGAATATAAGGATAGCGCTCGTGGAAGAATTTACGCGGAATCTTCCCCCTCTCGATCCAATAACCTCTTGCCTGTAGTTCTTCATTCATTGATTTGATGCGGAGTTGAGCAGTACGGATTGAGCCTAGTCCAAGAAGTTTCTGAACCTCCTTGGCAGTGTAATAGTGAGGGGAATTCATGATGCACTCACTCCCTTCTCTTAAAGGTAGCTATCTTCCCGGTAACTTTTTGCCTCTCTGATACCTTCTGGCGGGATGTATCCACTGTTGAACCAAAAGTGTAAATTCACCCCGTAGATATGGATGGTGATTTGGCGATTTGAAATGGTTTTAGCGTACGAGAAGTTATTGAGTTCAAAATTTAGCTCAGTCTCTCCGAGAGACACAATTACCGAATCAGGTCCGCCACTTCTTACAAAGTATTCGACCTTAACTTTTGACGGCGAAATGCCCATTAGGGGATCCAGAAGTAAATCCGATTTTACTTCCAAGCTACAATTTACGTTGTGTTTTTGCATTATTTCGAAAAGGTGTATTGCCTCGCCTACTGTAGATTTAACAAGTTGATCACTCATTCTATTTTCATTCCTTTCTCCGAGACATTGACTGCCCTCATTTTTGAGGTCAGTGGTTACAAACTGCCTATTAGGCTTTTTGAATCAGCTCTATTAACTTTTGCCGGCCCTTCTCGTTGTATCGAAATGATTGTACTTGCTTGTCGCTGTACGGTGATTTGTCCAGCGCCATGATTCCATATTCGTCGGTTTTTAAACCATGTGCGTTGGCAATTTTACCGATCTTGTTTGCGCTGATACCGAGCTCTTTCCCGATCTCTGTTGCGGTATAATGCTTACCGCCAATGTCCGGCCGATATTCTGTCGACTTGTCGGTCAAATGTTCCAGCGCGTTGACATTGAGCAGTTCTACGGCCACCGGAGAAAGCGTTTTGTTCTTCTGCATCTCCAAAATCAATTTTGCTTGCCTTGTCCGGGCATTGATGAGCATTGCTTCCGCGCGAGCTTGCTGGATTTTCAGCTTCGCTTCCTCAGTTGTCGGTTGCACAAGTGCGGTTTCACCGCGGCGCAGGGACTCTAGAATGTCATACACCATGTCGTAAAATTCATTGGCTTTCGGTTGACGGCTCCATCGGCAGATTTCGTAAATGCCTTTCGGGTAATAAACGACAACGTCCCTTTCAACTCGGCGTCCACCCTCAACATTCGTCAGTTTGACGACACTTGAGAAACGGTTGAGACGTTCTTTATACCGCTCATGGAGTTTGGCAATCGCTTTATTCGGTTCGGCATACTCAAGTGCCGCACCGATCTGCTCTCGGGTCATGACAATTTCGCCGTTTTCGTCACGCCAAAAATCACATTGCACGTTTCCAAATTGCTCAGATTTAACGATGGATAATTGCATAAATTTAACTGACCTCCTTGGTTTGTACTATCAATTCAAGGCCCAAAACGTCACATACCCTTTTCATAGATTCTTCATTCCAGCGTCGCTGGCCGTTCAATAGGTTGTGGATATACATAGCCGAATAACCCGTTTTTCGCGCCAATTCTGAAGGCTTCATACCCGCATCAACTAAAACATGCTTGATAACGTTCGAAAAGTTCATTGTATACTCAACCTCCTTTCTGGATATATTGTATTCCATATGGATAGTATTCGTAAAGGATTAAAAGTATCCATATAGAACTAAAATGAGTGATATTTAAAGAAAACATAGGGTTTTGCCCTAAATAATCTCCTATTTGCTTTGAATATCGCCACTTTTTACTTAATCAAGTTTGATTTTTATCCAAATAGATGATATTATAAAGCAAATGAATTCATAAGGAGAGAAAAAAAAATCGTGAAAGTACCGTCAGATAGAATTAGAAAGACTCGTCGATATTTAGACCTAACTGGAGCTGAAGTTGCAGAGAAGTTGGGGATATCCACTCAGTATTATTACAATATAGAACGAGGACGGAGAAACCTAAGCGCGGAACTTGCTATAAAATTGGCTGAAGTCTTTAATGTCTCTCTGGATTATTTACTTGGCAAATCAATTTACGCTTTAATTGAAGACAGACTTTCCGAACTCAATATGTCTATAGAAGAATTAGCGAATATAACTGAACTGCCCGCATCATTTCTAAGAGGTATTGATACATTACCACCTACCCCTTGGGATTATGAACCTGGTGAAATGATTGATCGACTCGCAAAAGCGCTAAAAATGGATACCAAAACACTAGCAGCTGCGTACGCACGCCAAGAGCCGCCTGTGTATGACGGGCCGACAGTAAGCCCTAAAGAAGCATTAAAGGAATTTCAAGATGAAAATCTCGATGAAATTACTCAATCCACGAGTGGAGTCAGTGAAAATTTATCAGAAGAAGAAATCTTCACCCTTGCCGCTCACCAAGTCGGCCACGAAGGACCTCTTACAGAAGAGCAACTAGCACAGATTAAACTAGCCATGAAGATCGCTCTCGCTAAAAACGATAAGTAATTACAACGGGAGATGACCGGATGATCAGCTATGACCAATTAAAACAAGAAGTCACCGTCATTTTTGATGATAAAGCTGCTCTCCCTGATTGGCTCAAGGGAATTTATATCGAGTCTGGTGCAGGTGATATGATCCTGCTTAACAAAAACCTAAGGACCGACCGAGAGCGTAAATGCGTCTTAGTCGAGGAAATGGGCCACCAATATAAGACCGTTGGCGATATTACGGATCAATCCAAACTCGTGAATCAGCAACAGGAGCTGAGAGCGCGGCAGTGGGGCTATGAACGGCTCGTTCCGTTGTCTGCAATAGTACAAGCCTATAAGGCAAAAGTTAAAGGTAGGTATGAGATTGCAGAGTACCTCGATGTAACCGAGGAGTTCCTGCAGGCCTGTATTGATCGATATCGCAATAAATACGGAACTTATACCGTTTGGGAAAACTACATAATTTATTTTGAACCTCTTGGAGTTGCAGAAATGTTCGGATAAACCTGTGCTTTCCAGCCGCGAGGCTGTTTAAATATACCCCAAAGCAGAACATACGTTTGGAGTGATGCAAAAAATATGGCAGTATACAAAGACAAGATACGAAATACTTATTATTTTCGTGTCCGGTACAAAGACATTTACGGGCGGCCACAACAGAAGCTAAAACGTGGATTTAAGAAGCGGCAGGATGCTATCTTAGCTGAAGCGGAATTTTTGACTAATGAAGTTAAGCAGTACAGCGATAATGTCACATTTGATGAACTATTCGAACACAACATCAAGTATAAAAATCTCAAAGAAAAAACTATCCGTCGGCGAACAAACGAGTATAAACATCATATCAAGCCGAGATTTGGACACATAAAAGTGAAAGACGTGACTCTTCAGCAAGTGCTTGATTTCAAAGTGTACCTGGAGAATGAACTAGAATCACTAAATAGTGCGAGGACGGTTTACAGTAACTTCAAAGTCCTAATCAACCATGCCATTAAATTTTTCGGGTTGAAAGTCGATCCGACCATTGCGGCCGGATCCATTCAACGAGTACGCCCAAAAATCAACTTTATTCGACGAGATGACTTTGAACGTCGTGTAGCCGGACTCGAACATCTGCATTACAAGGATTTGGCTCGATTGCTGTTTTACACGGGATTACGTGTAGGTGAGGGAATGGCACTTAAATGGACGGATATCGATTTGGATAAATCTCAGCTCCATGTAAGTAAAACATTAGATATAGCCACACGAGAACCTACATCACCTAAAACGAAGGGTAGCGTGGGGTATGTTCCTTTTCCGGGATTTATACGCGACATGCTTGAGGAAATAAAAAAAGAATCCGCAGATAAAATCTACGGATTCAATGAAGATATGTTTGTCTTTGGCGGAGTGGCCCCATACCACTACTCCCATTTTCACAAACATTTTAAAAAAGTGTTTCCAGAGTTAAGAATTCACGATTTGCGTCACAGCTACGCCTCATATCTTATAAATAAAGGCGTAGACATCTATCTCGTAAAGGAGCTAATGAGACACGATGACATAAAGCAAACCGCTAATACTTACGGCCATCTCTACGTTGAACGCAAGCATGAAGTAATGAGCGTATTTGACTAA